TGACGATCGGCTCGCTTGGTACCGTGAGAAGTTCGACCTTTAGGTCGGCTTCATAAGCCCGCCCTGGGGGCTTTATACCTTGGGCTACCGTTGCTGTACGGTGGAAAAGCTAAAAACAGTTGTTTGTGTTTGATTAACGCATAATTTACTAGGTTCTGCATTACCTAGATATTATGGACAGCTACACAAATAGTCATTGTATATATATATCGTTATTTAGCGATGGGGTGACGCCCAACAAAATAGCACTGTTATGTTGTCGATTGATGCACCGCACATAATATTGTATAAATTGCATTTCTAATTTTACTACAATTTTTGAGGACAGTGCCCTCTATAATAACACTGATTTTAACGCCGCTTTGCGGGATATCCATCGTGTCGAGTTTTCCGATGAATTGGATGAGGTGGAGTACCTCAGATCTCGTAATAGAGAACTAAAACTCAAATTAGCCAAGAAGTATAGACATGTGTCTCAATTGGAGAGACGCATTGCGCAGTTGGAAGAAATGATTTTGGTTTCACAATCTGGAGTTGTGTCGGATTCCGATCCTGCACCAGGTACTCAAGAAAATGAAGTGGCTCCTATGAGTAAGGAGCAGATTACTTCATTTGCAGATCAAGATGCCGGTTGGATTACTGAAAAAGTTGGTATGTATGATCCTACTATGGATCTTGCCAACAATAGTGATAGCAATCTTGGGAATTTCTTGAATCGACCTATTCGTCAATCTGCCCAAACATGGCTGGTTGGACAACCTTTCTTTTATAGGTTTAATCCTTGGACCGCATTTTGTGAAAATCCATATGTTCGCGATAAGATTAAAAATTTTGAATTGTTGCGTATGAAACTTCATGTTAAAATGGTTATTTCAGGCACTAAGTTTCATTATGGGCGTTCTATTGTTTCATATAATCCGTACACTGCTGGAGATCAAGTTACGGTCGCTAGGAATTTTGTTCCAGTGGACGTGATTCAAGCTTCACAGAAACCACATTTCTTTTTGAACCCTACCAAAAATACAGGTGGGGAATTGTGTTTGCCATTCTTTTGGCCAGATAATTATTTGAGCATTCCTAGAGCAGATTGGAATGATATGGGAGAAATTGTTATTAAATCTCTCGCAAATTTGTTGCATGCTAATGGAGGTAATGACCCAGTTACTATTACTACGTATATCTGGGCTGAGGATGTTGTGCTTACTATTCCTACCTCTTCCGATCCACCACTTGTTTCACAGAGTGGTAGGAGGGGGGCACGTATGTCCACTGGTGATAGGGGAAATACGATTAACTCCAAAGATGAGTATGGGCAAGGAATTATTTCCAAACCTGCTGCTGCAGTTGCACGCGCGGCTGGTGCTTTGTCACAGTTACCAATCATCGGCCCTTATATGAGGGCAACCGAGATTGGTGCGCAAGCTACAAGTAGAATGGCTCAATTATTTGGATACTCTAGACCAAATATTATTACTGATATACAGCAGTTTAAACCTATGCCAACAGGTAATTTATCCAATACCGATGCAGCTGACGCTGCTCTCAAACTTACTCTAGATAGCAAAGCAGAATTAACTGTTGATTCACGTACAGTAGGTTTAGATGGCACAGATGAGATGGGTATTCTTGATTATGTAAAGAGAGAATCGTATTTGACTCAATTCTTTTGGGCTCCAGATGCGGCGCCTGATACTTTACTTTGGAATACGCGAGTATTGCCTATGCAACTAGATAATTTTCAGGGCGAAATTCATATGACACCACTTGCTCATATGGCAACTTGTTTTAATCGTTGGCAAGGTTCTCTGAAATTTCGATTTCAGATTGTAAAGAGTGATTTCCATAAAGGTCGTATTTTGGCCAGATGGGATCCAAATCAATTTACTTCGTCAGTTAATTATAATGTTAACTATTCACGTGTTATTGATATTGCTGAAACCGATGATTTCGAAATTGTTGTTGGTTGGGGTCAAAATACCCCATGGAAACAATGTGGTGTTCCGTATGATACAGGATCCAATTTTTCATCTTTTTCTAGATTGCCTGCCAATTATATTGAAGCGAATGGTGTGCTTGAGCTAACAGTTCTTAATGATCTGGTATGCCCAAGTGTTGATGCACCCATTTTTATCAATGTGTTTGTATCTGCTTGTGATGATTTTAAGTTAGCTGAACCTAAGAATTATGACTTAGCTGATTATCATTTATTTCCTGAACCTTTAGTTGCTCAATCTTCTAAATTAGAAGAATTAGTAGAGGTTGGTGAAATTTTAGAATCACAAAGTAGTTCTCCCAATGTGGAGACTGGCGATATTACTGCTTCAGATAAGCCAACTTCTTCTGGAGAGATTATGACTATTGCCAAAAAGTCACAAGAGGAAGATGCAACTTATTTGGTATTTTATGGTGACCCACCTTGCTCAATTCGCGAATTGTGCAAGCGTTACACTTTTACTAGATTTTGGTATCCTACAGAGGCTAGTTCTGATGCAATTCGTGTTAACGAGTTGAGGAATAAAGACATGCCTTATTATACAGGATATGATCCGCAAGGTATTGATCTAGCAGTTGATGGTGTAACACCCCTTACAGTGGGACCCACCACATTTACTTCTTGGTTTACGCCAGCGTATGCTGGTTATCGCGGAGCTATGCGTAAGAAATATTTCTTTACCGCAGATAGTACCACTCAAACACCACTAGTAACTCGTGATATATTTTATAACACTGGAAATGGTACATTTTTCAATTCCGAATCGTTATTAGCGGCAGGTAGAGCGGTTATCCAGAAGTTCCT